AAGAAGTCTGTAGAACGCGCCGCCGACGAGGCCCTGCTGGTGGTCACCGCCGATGGTCGGGTGATCGGCGAGCTGACGGGCGATGAATGGCGCGAGGAAGACCATCCGCGCGGTCAGCCCGAGAATGCCGGCGAGTTTGGCCCAGGCGGTGGTGGCGGCTCGACGAAGACAGGCAAGGCGAAGGGCGCGGCGCCGAACAGCGAGGCCTCGATCGCGGCCAAGGTGGCGGCCTATCGCGGGGAAATCCAGGCCTCCGTCGGCCGCACCCTGAAGAGCGCCAACCTGAAGCCGGGCCTGCGCAACATGCTGTACGATGGTGACATGACCCAGCTGCATGTTCCGTTCACGGTCGAGGGCGGTCAGGCCATGGCCGCGGAGCCCAAATGGAGCAGCCGGATCATTCGCTCGGCCGAGATGTTGGCCAAGGCCAAGGGGCGCCTGGAAGAGGCCGGCATGGGGCGCCTCGTCAAGGCCCTCGAAGACGAGGTCAGGATCGTCTTCGTTGACGCCAAGGATGATGCGCCCTTCGCCGCCGCGGTCGCCCCGGCGCTGAAGGGGACCGGTCAGGTGGGGAAGCCAGAGCACCCGATCCCGTTCGCCATGGAGGAATCGCCCGGCGCCCAGGACCTGTGGCGCGAGGAGGATCACCCCAGGGGCCAGCCTGAGAACGCAGGCGAGTTCGGGCCCGGCGGCGGCAAGACCAAGGCCCCGAAACCCGCCAAGACCGGCGGCTCGAAGGGCAAGGGCGTCAACGTCGCCTTCGAGGTCGCGCCCGATCCCCACAACGAGGCCCTGACGGCGCGCTGGAACAAGCTGGAACAGCACGAGAAGGAGGCCATCAGCGGCAAGGTCGCGGCCCAGATCGCGCCCAAGGCCATGCGCCTCGTCGGGACCAAGGGTGCATTTCACCAGCAGCTGGGCGGCTACATGGGGGCGACCAACCCCTCATTCGGGATCGACGTCGAGGACCCAAAGAAGGCGATCGAGGTCGCAAAGCTGCTCGGGCACGCCCTGGAGCAGGACTCGATGATGGTGGTCTCGGACAAGCCCGCCGAGGGCCTCGACCCCGTCGGGACCATCACCATCAAGCTGCCGAAGGGCGAGCAGGACGCAGCCGCGGTCACCAAACTCTACGACAGGCTGTACGAGCTGAAGGGCAAGGACGGCCAGGCCCTGGTCGGCGGCCACACCACGGCCAACGGCGAGATGACGATCCTCAACTACTCCGGGCTCGAAAACGCCGATCTGGGGCGCATGATCGACAAGCACCTTGGTGGCAAGTATGATGTCCGAGGACACCAGAACTTCGCGGCGTTCCCAGACAAGGCGAGTTACGGCTATGACGTACCGAGAGGGAAAACCGGAGGAGAACCCCTTCAAGGGGGCGCAGGTGATCTGCGGCGCGAAGCGGCCAGGGCCGTCGAGCGCGAAATCAAAGCCCTCGGCAAAAGCGAAAGCGGAGAAGGCCTAGGCCAGTTCTGGCAGAAGCGGGCCGAGGCTGCGCTGGCCGAGGTCCGCAAGGCGCACCCGCGCTACAACCCGGCGACGACCGAGTTGTACCCGAACCTCGACGAGGTCATGGACGAGGCCAAGAAGTACGCCGATTGGCGCGACTGGTACGCCCGCCACAAGGCCCTGGCCAAGGAGCTGTACGGCGACAAAGAACCGCTCTTCGAGTCGTTCCTGGCCACGGCCTCGATCAACACCACGCCCAGCGACAACGTGCGGCTGGCCATGAAGGGCCTCGATCACTTCCTGAACGGCGGCAAATTCGACACGCCTCAGGACTACGGCGGCCTGCCGGCGCACCGGTTGGCCTTCGCCAAGATCGCGCGGGGCGAGCCTGCGCCAGGGCGCAAGGTGGGCGCGTTCGAGAAGGCGCTGCAGGGGGATTGGACGGCCGTCCCCACCGATCGGCACATGGTCCGCCTGCTCTTCCCCAATCGGGCGCCGAGCGGCTCGGTGGCGGATGCTCAGTTCGACGTCACCAAGGCCGTGGTCACCTCGTTCGCCAAGGCCCTGCACTGGACGCCGACCGAGCTGCAGGCGGTGCTCTGGAGCTACAGCGTCGCGCGCCAGGACCTCAAGGTCACCGACTTCGTGGACGAGCTGCAGCGACAGGCGGCCAAGATGGTCGTCAAGGATGAGGCCGAGGGCAACCTCGGGGATGGTCTGGCGCTCATCGAGAAGTACCGTGGCATCCTCAACGCCGAGGCCTTGGCGCACTTCTTCGAGGACATCCGCGACAACGTCGGCGATGATGCCGAACCGGACGATGTCGAGGACCTGATCAGTGTCTAGCCTCTATCGGCGGGCGAGCCCGGCCCAGGTCGCGATCCTGCGGATCGTCGAGGGCGCGATCGTCAACGCCACGCACGCTCACCCCGACATCAGGATCAGTCCGCGGCGCCGGCGCTCGATCGCCAAGCGCGCGGCAGGAACACTCTCGGCCAGCTTGCCGGAAGTGTTGGCGGCCACCCGTCGGAGCGGGGACGGGCAGCCTCTCGTCAGGCCGTCACCAGGGCGCGAGGGTCGGGTTACTGCCCTGCGTCTACACGCGCTCATCAGGCTTAGCATGAAGCGCGTCGCTGAGGCTCAGCTCACGAAGTCCAGCGAGGCGGGGGCGGCCGGTGCGCCGCTCCCGCTGCTGACCATGGCCGAGATGTGCCTGAAAGCCTGCGCCGGCCCAATCGCCAAGGCCGGTGACTCCGAACTCCACGAGGCGGTCGTGGCCGTCCTGCGCCTCCTGGGCGGCCGGCGCAAAATTCGAACCGGCGATGAAGACGCCTAAGACCTTCACCGTCCGGCCTAACGCCGGGGTCAGGGCCGCCTTTCAGAAGCGCCTCGACGCCCTGATCAAGGAGATGCACGCCGATCTGAGAGCCGCGATCCTGGCCCAGTACAAAGTGCGCTCGCCGGTCATTGCACAGGACGCCTCGCCGGCCTCGGAGCTGGACCTCCTGCTGCGGTTTCTCTCGCATAAGTGGAAGAACCGCTTTTCGCGCCTGTCGGCCGAGATGGCGCGTCACTTCGCCGAGGACGTCAACGAGCGCAGCGACGAGGCCTTGGCCAGGGCGCTCAGGCGGGGCGGCTTCAGCGTTCAGCTGCGGATGACTCGGCAGCAGCGGGACATCCTGACTGCAGTCATCGCTGAGAACGTCCAGCTGATCCGCTCGATCGGCTCGGAGCACATGACCCAGGTCGGCGGCCTCGTGATGCGCTCCGTGCAGGCCGGGCGCGATCTTTCAATAGTCACGAAAGGCTTAGAGCACCGCCTGGGGGTCACGAGGCGCAGGGCCGCCCTCATAGCGCAGCATCAAAACAACATGGCCACAGCGGTCCTGCACAGGTCCAGGCAGACCGAGCTGGGGCTGCAGGCCATCTGGCTGCACTCGGCCGGCGGAAAGGTCCCGAGGCCCACCCATGTGGCCAACAGCGGCAAGATGTATGATCCTGCCGTCGGCTGGTTCGACCCCGAGGTGCAACGCCGCATCTGGCCGGGCGAGCTGATCAGGTGCGGGTGCGTGAGCAAGACCATCATCCCAGGACTGACGAGGAGGGGCGGTAGTGGCCAGAGAGTCATGGCGGCGTAGGGGCTGCGCCTACTGCAAACGGAAGCTTGAGGCGCCATCGGCCAAGAGCAACCTCGCGGCGACGAGGGACCACGCCCCAATCCCGAAGTGCCAGGGCGGCAACGTCACGGTCTGGGCGTGCTGGCGCTGCAACCAGATCAAGGGCGACATGCCATGGGACCGGTGGCTCCAATTCATGAACGATAACCCAGGCTGGTGGCGAGGCGGCGGCGCCGGCTGGCCTGGGGCGCCGTTCCGCAAGGCTCGGCGCATCTTCCGTCCGCAACCGACCCGCACCGCGGTGAACTATTACGCGGGCTCCGAGGCCACCCGAGCCTTGGCTCGCCAGATCGCCAACGAGATGATGGGGGTCGGCTTGGCCAGCGGCCGGAAGCCGCAAGAAATCGGTTAGTTGACGCTCGGCGCCGCCTCAAGATAGCGTGCGATTCGCCCAAGCCCCTGGACCTCTGAAACCGGGCCCGGCTTCCCCCAATCTGAAACAAGGAGCGCAGCCATGGCTACGCGGTGCAAGTTCATTTGCCGAAGCGTCGAGGACTACGGAACGTCCAAGAAGGTCATCCTCAACGTCGTCTATGAGGGCGAGTTAGGGGTCAACGAAGAGAACAAGCGGTTCACGAAGGCGACCCCCTCGGGCGAGTGCTGGTTGACCATCGACAACCCGGCCGCGAGTTGTCAGTTCTTCCCTGGCGTCGAGTATTACGCCACGTTCGAGGTCGCGCCGCTTACGCCCGGTAACGATTGGCTCAGGGAAGCCAGGGACCGCGCCGGGCTCGCGTAGCCGCAAAAAAACCCCGCCTCGCCCCAGGGATACGGGAGGAAGCGGGCGGGGCCTCGGACAGGCGGCCGTAGCCGCCTGTCCAGCGGACGAGAACTTACGCTGCTTCGGCGATCCGTTTCCAGTCGTTCGCGGCTAGTTCGATGATCTCGCCGCCGATCCGCTCGAAGTCGGTGGCGCGGTCATAATCGTCGAGGTCCTCGGCCGTACGGGTGACGGCGTTGAACAGGCCGTAGCGAGACAGATCGCCGCCCTCGATCAGGTGCTTGAGGACTGACTTGCCTTCCTTCTCGGTCATCGTGAAGTGACGAGCGGCGAGATTGACGACCTTGACCACATCGCCCCCGATCTGCTGCTGGGTCATCTCGCGCACGCCGACCAGGGCCTCGTCGAAGGCCTCTGGGTTCAGGGCGCCGCGGACGACGTCAGCCACCTGCGCCCAGGTCGCGGCGTCCGATAGACGGCGGGTCCGATCTGAGAGCAGGGCCACGAGGCCCTCGCCCAGCTCGTGCTTGCCGCCGATGTGGTACTTGCGCAGGCTCTTCTCGCGGAACATGGCCATATTCCTGCAGCCATGCTTGAAGAGGCCGGTCTCGACCGACAGCGCCCCTGCCCCGACTTCGGAGTTCGAGATCGTCAGCGCCGGGGAAACGTGATCATACTCGACCGAGCGGCCGTCGATGATATGCCGGCCGTCCACGTCGCGGACGCAGGCCCTGTCGACCGCCTTGATGTACAGCCGCCGCTCGGTGATCTCGCAGGAGACAACCTCAAGCTGCGTCTGTTCGCCCAGGACCGGCAGCACGGCCTCGGCCAGATCGGCGTTCTCCAGGGGCCGGTAGCGGTCGGAGAGGAACGCCCGCACGCGGCCGTCGAGGGTCCGCACCATGCGATTGCACGGCTCGGCCTGGAACCAGTGATTGATGTTCGAGGCGAGGAGCGTCGGCGCCTTGGCGCGGCAGCGGTCATAGTAGGGCGCGGGGATATTGCAGTGCGTGCCGACCTGACGGTGGGCGAGGTCCCGCAGATCGAGGGCCTCAAGGCGCCCCTCGGTCGGTATCTCAAAAACGATGTCGCCATCGGTCGAGACGGGCAAGGCTCGGAGCTGGCGCGTCGCGGCGACGTAGTCCTTGCGGCTTTCTTGCTGGCGCTCGATTTCGACGGCCAGCTGGCTAAGGGATTTTCCGGTCTTCATGGTGTCAGTTCTCCAATGTGGGTAAGTCCACAACGCCGAAAGCCCCCGGCGTGGGAACCGGGGGCACGACTGGGGGACGGTGACCTCTATGTGGGCACGTCCGGCGCTAGGCCGGCTAGGGCGTAACCGCGTTGAATGAAGCCGGCCCAAGTGCGCGCCCAGGCCTTGGACCACAGGCCGGCTGCGGTTTCGAACTGAACCATGAAGACCGCGCGGCGCTCGCCGAAGCGGTCGCGTTCGTAGTGGACCCGGTAGATGCGGGCCTTGACGGCACGTTCGCCCCTTTGGACGTAAACGGCTTCCCCTTCCTTGTACGGGATCGCGGCGAGAATTTCCCGGTATCCCTTGCATTCGTCGAGGTCGGGCTGTCCCTTGCCGTCCCAGGTATACCTATGCGGCGCGACCGTCGCGTCAGCGACTTTGTCCGGCGTCCACCCTCTGACTATGCGGCCCATCTCTTTCGTCTCCCAAAGGGGCGGAAATGCCCAAGCGGCATTGTACGCGCTTTTGCGTATCAGGCAATAAGCTTATTGCGGCCGGTAACGACTTGATCACAGGAGGATGGCAGGGTGTCGCGCGATCTCAGGGGGCCGCCATGCGCCTATGCCACCTCGCCTTCCTCGCGGCGCTGATCTCGACGCCGCTCGCCGCACAGGTCACGCCAGTTCAGTCGACTGACGCCTCGGGGACCATCACCAGCGGCGGCTCCTGGCAGACACTCTTTGCCGCCGCCTCGCGCCGGGGGTGCCTGATTCAAAACCCGGCGACGGCCACTGAGCCGCTCTATGTTCACGACACGACGGCCAGTCCGACCTTGGCGAATAGCTGGGAACTCCCGCCCGGTAGTTCCTACGCCTGCGGAGCCAACAATCTCGTAGTCAACGGCGCGATCCAAATCGAGGCCGCCACCACCGCCCACGCCTACACGGCCACCTCACAATGAGGGCCGCTATCCTTGGCGCCGCGAGCGCCATTGCTCTGGCCCTGGCGTGCGCTCCGATCGCCGAGGCCCAGACCATCATTGGCGGCGGCGGCTCGTTCAACGGCGTTGCAGGAAACGGCGTCACGGTGACCGGGCAGAATGCCGGGACCCACTGCACTGGGGTGGCTTTCATCTGCATCCCAGACACCCAGGCGCCGAACGCTGGCGGCTTTGGTTTTGTGGACAATAGTCACCTGACGGCGCTGCCGGCCTCCACCGGCTACTTCAGCGTTGCTGTGCAAACGCTCTACGCGGGGACAGCCAACGCCGGCTCCGAACTGGCCGGCGCAGTCTTCGCTCCAACCGTGCAGGTGACAGGTGGGACTCCGTTCGGCTTTCTGGTGGGAAACGAAGATGAACCGAGCGGCGGGTCATCGGGGACCTACACCGAGATCGACGGTCACGACATCGCATTGGGATGCCTGAGCACCGCGACCTGCAACCTGATGGAGGGGCTATATATCAGCCTGAACAATTCATCGAGCGTCGCCGTCGGCGAATGGGATGCGCTCTACATCGACGCTCTGCAGGGGACCGGGCCGAAGCCGACCGTACGGCGCGGTATCTACGAGCCGGCCACCGACCAGCCAAACCAGCTGGCCTCTGAGATCGTGTCCCTCGGCCCGCACCAGAATGTCGGCGGCTCCTGCGCAGCGGCGTCCCAGACCGGCGGCGTCTTCGCTGGCACTTTCCTGGCGAGCGGAGCCTGCGTGTCGGGCACCTTCATCCTCGCCTTCACCAACGCGGCGCCCACCGGGTGGGGCTGCACCCTTCAAGACCTGACGACTCCGACGGACGTCTTTCACGAGACTGCGTACGACACGACTCACGCCACCTTCACGGGATCGGCGGCAAACAACGACCGGCTGGTGTTCAGCGGCTGCACGGGCTTCTGAAACGGGATCGTAATTCTCGGGTGGCTTAATCGCGCCCATGCCGATCAAGGCCTGCACTCTCCCCGGCGGCGGCTCAGGATTCCAGTGGGGAGACCACGGGACCTGTTATCCGACGCGCGCTCAGGCCGAGAAGCAGGCCGAGGCCGCCTACGCCAACGGCTACGCTGGCGACGCGATCCTGTTCGCCTTCGACCGCTCGGTGCGGACCAAGGATCGCGATGGGCGCCTGCACATCTCGCTGACGCCGATCTCAAAGGCGAATGTCTGCCGCTACATCGGCAAGGAAATCCCTGGCTGGCAGGGGCTCGGCCTGAAGGCCGATAAGCTTTACATGCTTTGGCGCCACCCCGACGAGCTGGCCAAGGGCGCCGCGACCTCGAACAATATCGATTTCCTCGACATCCACACCGAGGTCACGGCCACCAATCCGAAAAAGGATGTCGTGATCGGATCGACAGGAACGGATGCGATTTTCGTCGCGCCGTACCTCAAGAACAGCCTCGTGGTGCGCGATCAGGAGGCGATCGACGACATCGAGGCCAAGGAGCGGTGCGAACTCTCCTGCGGCTACCGATACCGCCCAGATATGACCGCCGGCACGGTGCCGGCCGACAAGGCCTGCGGCGGTAACGCAAACGAAAAGTTCGACGGTATTATGCGGGACATCGTCTTCAATCACGTTGCCCTGGTGCGTGAGGGACGGGCGGGCCCAGATGTCGTCATCGGCGACAGCAAGTTGAGGGAAACAGAGATGTCGTTCTCCACCCTGAAGGCGAGGCTGGCCGCTGCGATTGCAACGTCGACCACCATCAGTTCCGATGAGGCCGCTCGCCTGAAGTTGGCCCTCGACGAGGTCAAAGAGGAAGAGACCGAGGACGAGGAAAAGAAGGACGACGAAGAGGAAGCCTGCGACGAGGCCGAAGCCGAAGCCGATAAGGACGACGAGTCCGACGAGGCCAAGGACCGCGCCGTCGCTCGTGACCGTCGAGCCAGGGATCGCCGTTCTCGCCGTACCGCTCGCGACATGCGGATGGACGAGGAAGACCCCGACAAGAAGGATGACGACCAGCCGCAGGCCGACCGCAAGTCAGGCCGCGGCCGAGGCCGCGACACAGTCCGCGACAGGCGCACGGTCCACGATCGCCGCGGCAAGGGGCGCGACGAAGAACCCGACGAGAAGAAAGAAGACAAGGCCATGGACGCAGCGATTAATCGCGCTGTCTCCAGCGCCGTGCGCCAGACCGAGGCTCGCCTGACCGCCATCGCGGTCGCGAAGGCCGATGTCGCTCCGTATGTGGGCGAGGTCATGGGCCTCGACAGCGCCGCCGCGATCTACAAGTTCGCGCTCGATGCTCACGGCGTCGACTACAAGGGCGCCAACGATGCGGCGCTCGCCAAGATGGTCGCCATGCTGCCGCTGCCAGGCGCCAAGCGCGGTCGCGATGGCGGCATGGCGCACGACAGCAAGCGCGGCGACGGCACCGTCGTCGACTTGTTTCCGCAGCTCTCCCGCATCGGCAGGGGTTAAACCATGTCCTTTCAGAAGACCGTCAATGCCGTCCCGGCGCCGGGTGTTGCTGGCGAGTTCGCGTCGACCAATCCGCGGCACAGCGTCCTGGGCGGCCCTGGCGGGCTCGTGGCCGGCGGCGCGGGCGTGGCGGTCGGGGCCTTTGGGTGGCTCGATCTGGCGACCTACACGATCGTCAACAATTTCGGCGCCGGCAAGCCCAACGGCTTCGTCCACCGCGCCCAGCAGGCCCTGATCACCAGCTACCTGGGCGAGGCCACGCTGATCATTCCTGGCGGCTTCATGGCCGGGGAACTCTTCGACTCTGGCGATTTCTGGGTCGCCAACAACACTGGCAATCCAGTGCTCCCTGGCCAGAAGGTCTACGTCAACAACGCGACCGGGCAGGTAGCCGCATTCGCCGCCACGGGCACGCCGCCAACGGGTGGCACAACTGACACCGGCTCGATCGCGCCGATCACTGCGACCTCGGTCACCGGTTCGATCGCCATCGTTCCCGGTGGGATCGGCCCAGGCACCAACCCGACGATCCTGACGGTCACGGCCGTTGGTTCTGGCACGCTCTACCCAGGGGTCACGCTCACGGGTACCGGCGTTCAGACCGGCACGACCATCGTCGCCCAACTCACCGGCACGCCCGGCGGTGTTGGCACCTACACCGTCTCGATCCCGCAGACGGTCGCCTCGACCACGATCACCGCCCACGGCGCGGTGCTCACCGTCGCCGGGACCATCACGGGGACCTTCTCGGTCGGCGATGTCATCAGCGGCACGGGCGTCTCGGCGGGCACCTTCATCACCGCTCTGGGCACCGGTACCGGCGGCGCCGGGACGTACATCGTCTCGCCGAGCCAGACCGTCGCGGGGCCGATCACGGTTACGGCGCTGAGCGGCACCGAGTCCGATTGGTATGCCGCGAGCCTCGGAACCGGCGCTGCCGGCGAGGTGATCAAGATCAGCCATATCTGGCCGTAAGGGGCACACGATGCGAGTCAATCCACTGCTTGCCGAACTGGCTGATCGGGCCGGCATCGTCTTTCCAGGCGCCGTCGATTTCCTGCCGCGGGTTCGGTACACGGCCGACAAGCGCGGACCCAACGGCGAGACCACCGGCTGGGGCGCCGTCATCATGACGCCGCAACTGATGGCCATGGACGCCGAGCCGACCCTGATCACCACGCCGAACGCGGGCATCCCGTCGCTCTTCACGACGTACATCGATCCCAAGCTGATCGACGTGATCCTGACCCCGAACAATGCGGTGAAGATTTACGGCGAGGTCCGCAAGGGCGACTGGCTCGACGACTCAATCGGCTTCCCGATGGCAGAGTCCACGGGCGAGACCACCTCGTACGGCGACTTCAACGACGGCGGCGGCCGGGTCGGCGCCAACGTGCAATGGGAATGGCGTCAGCCGTACCTGTGGCAGACCTTCACCGAATGGGGCGATCGTGAGACCGAGCGCATGGCGCGCGGCAAGATCGACTGGGTGTCGCGCCTGAACATCGCCACCGCCGTGACCCATGATAAGTTCTACAACAACTCGGCGTTCTACGGGATCGCCGGGCTGCAGAACTACGGCGCCCTGAACGATCCCTCGCTGTCGGCCGCCGGCACGCCCACAACCAAGGCCGCGGGCGGGACCAGCTGGGCCGCCGCCCTCGCCCAGGAAATCCTCGCCGACGTCCAGAAGATGTTCGCCAATTTGCAGCTGCAGACTGGTTCGAACCTCGAAATGGACACGCCAATGACCCTGGCGCTGCACTCGGTCAGCGAGGTCTATCTGGCCAACACCAACGCCTACGGGCTGGTGAGCGCCATGGAGCTGATCAAGAAGGCCTTCCCGAACCTGAAGGTCCAGCAGGCGCCGCAGTTCCTCTCAGGGACCACCTACAGCTGCCAGCTGATCGTGGACGAAATCCAGGGTCAGCGGACCATCGAGATCGGCTTCAACGAGAAGATGCGCGCTCACCGCGTGATCTACGCCACCTCGTCCGTCCGTCAGAAGAAGACTGGCGGCACGGTCGGGGCCTTGCTCTATCGGCCGATCGGCATCTACAGTCTCGCCGGGATTTGATTCCCAAGAGACAGGGGACTGCCAATGAAGGTCTACTGCACGCTGCCGAACGGCGTCGTCCTGCACGACGATTTCGACAGAACAACGCCCCTCACCGAGGTCGCACTCCAGTTCGGCGTCAACAACGTCGATGATGACTTCGCCGCCAAGTGGTTCGACTACCACAAGGAGCACGGCTCGCCACTGATCGACGATCATTCGGTCTACGAGCTGGTCGAGGACGAACCCGTCGAGGTCGACGACGAAGACGAGGACGAGGAACCCGTCAAGGAGCAGGCCTCTGGCGCCGAAGAACCGGCGGCGGCCGAGGCCGGCGAGAAGGAGCAGGATCAGTGACCGCGTCCTCGGGCAACTATGTTTCACTCGGCTGCAAGATGCCCAATGGCGTTGTGCTGAACCTCGACCGCTACGAGGTCACCCATAAGGAACAGGGCCTCGTGCGCTTCGTGGCCGGCGGCGCCGAGGTCACCCTGAAAGGCAACGCCGTCCCGTTCGGCAAGCCCGATCTGACCGACCGCGGGTATATGTTCACCCGCGTGCCGGCCGAGTTCTGGGACGCATGGCTGGCGACCCATGCTGACTCACCCCTACTCGCGGATGGCCTGATCATCGTGGCCAAGACGGCCGAGGCCGGGCGCCAGATCGCCAAAGAGCGCGAGAAGGAGCCGGGCCAATTCGAGCGGCTGCGCGAGGATGATCCCAGGACCCGAGCCCTGGGCGTCACGAAGTACGACCCGAAGGACGAGGCCGCCTGATCTGGGGGCGAGGGTGAGGGGTCATGATCGTCACGTTCGTCTATGATGACTGGCTGACCTCCTATCCCGAGTTCACGACCACGACCAACGACGCTCAGGGCGAGGGCTACTTCGCCCAGGCCGAGGAGTATTGCGGCAACAGCGATTGCGCGATCGTGCCCTACGACCCGACGGCCTCGCCACCGATCAACACCCGGCTGATCATCCTCTATCTGCTCACAGCGCACATAGCGCAGATGTTCGCGGGCTCGGTGGTCGGCGGGATCACGAGGCCGCCCTCGCCCCTCGTTGGCCGGATCAACTCCGCCACCCAGGGGACGGTCACGGTCCAGGCCGAGATGCCTGGGCCGCAGAATGCGACGGCCGCATGGTACAACCAGACCCTCTACGGGGCCAACGCCAACGCCATGATGGCCAAGTACCGGATGGCCCGTTACCGGGCCTCGCCGGGGCGGTTCTCGCAGCCTAGCCCGGTTCGCCGTTTCGGGGGATGGTGACGTTGTGGCCGTGGTCGGGGGCGCGAAACTTGAGGCCTACCTGAAGGGTGAGGTCAGAAAACTCACCAACGCCAAAGAGGTGCGCGTGGGTTTCCTCGAAGGCGCGACGTATCCCGACGGCACGCCCGTGGCCACCATCGCGGCGATCCAGAACTTCGGAGCCCCATCGCGCGGCATTCCGCCCCGGCCGTTCTTCTCGAACCTGATCGCCCGTGACGGGCGCGACTGGTCCGACCAGCTCGCGCGCCTGCTGCGCCAGGGTCATGACGCCAGATCGGCGCTCACCCTCATGGGCCTGTACATCGAGGGCGGCCTGCGCCAGAGCATCGTCGACACCAACGCCCCGCCCCTTGCCGAGGCGACGATCGCCCGCAAGGGCTTCGACAAGCCCCTAGTCGACACCGGCCACATGCTGCAGTCTGTGGATAGCGAGGTGTCATGAACCTGCAGGCTATCTCTGGCCCGTACATCCAGGCGGTCAATCAAGACTACATCGGCACGCTGAAGGCCTCGGCCGGCTACGGCTACCCAGGCGACGCCAACTTTACGGGCTCGATCTCGGGCACGACCCTGACCGTGACTGCGGTGGCGGCCGGCGCCCTGGCTGTCGGCTCGATCCTCGCCGGGCCCTTCGTCAATCAAGGGACCACGGTCGAGGCTTTTCTGAGCGGGTCGGGCGGCGTCGGGACCTACGCCGTCTCCCAGTCCCAGAGTTCGGCCGGCGAGGCCATGACGAGCACCGGCACCGGCAAGCGCGTTCCCCTGTGGACGATCATCGACAACGTGCCCATGCAGGTGCAGGCGCTGACAGCTGGCGAACTGAAGCAGATCGACGGGCTCAATATCCAGTCGACCCTGCGCTCGGTGTACCTCAACGGCGAGATCGAGGGGCTCGATCGGCCAGGGGTCAAGGGGGGCGACATCTTCCTGATCCCGACAGGCCTCACGGTCACGCCGCCGGCCATGGACACCTGGCTGGTCATTCAGGTGCTCGAATCCTTCGATCTGGGCAACTGGTCTCATGTCGCCGTGGCGCTGCAGCAGGCGGTGCAGAGCCAATGACCGCCGACTACGTCCCCTCGGTCACCGAAGATAACGTTCTGGCCGCCATGCGGGCCTTCCTGACCCTGATCATGCCATCGGGCACCGAGATCATCATCGGCCAGGAGAACCTCGTCCCCGAGCCGACCGGCGACAACTTCATCATGATGGTGCCGCTGAACCGCAGTCGGCTCGCCTACAACATCGACTCGTGGCCCACCAGCGGCTCATATCCGACTCAGGCGACCTCCTTGGCCAAGACCAAGTTCGCCCTGCAGCTCGACTTCCACGGCGTCGGGTCGAGCGACATGATGCAGACCTTCGGGACCCTCTTCATGGATGAGTACGCCTGCGACTTCTTCAGCGGCACGCCCTACGACATTGCGCCGCTGTTCTCGACCGATCCGATCCAGGCGCCCTTCATCAACGGCGAGAAGCAGTACGAAGACCGGTGGACGATGAACGCCCTCTTCGAGCTGAACGCGGTGGTAGCAACGCCGCAACAATTTGCCACTACTCTCACGCCCACCGTGATTGAGGTGGATGCTGCGTATCCGCCTGGAGGCTGACCCCTGATGACCGTGCAAAGCATCCCGGCTGCCGATCTCGTCAATGTGACCCCTGGCGTCCTGGGTGCGGGCGGAACGGGCCAGACTCTCACCGGCCTTTGCTTGAGCAACAGCTCGCGCGCGCCGATCGGCCCCGCGCTTTCATTCCCGAGCGCCGAGGCCGTCGGCGCTTATTTTGGCCTGAGTTCCCCAGAATATGCCTGGGCCTCGGTCTACTTCCTGGGCTTCAACAACGGTATCCTGACCCCGGCCTCAGCCCTCTTCGCCCAGTACAACACCACGGCCGTTCCCGCCTATCTGCGCGGCGCATCCATGGCCGGTGTGAGCCTCGCGGCCCTGCAGGGCTATAGCGGCACCCTGACCCTGACGATCGACGGCAACGCCGTGACGTCAAGCAGCATCGACCTCTCGGGCGCAACCTCGTTCAGCAATGCCGCCTCTCTGATCCAGACGGCGCTTGGCCTGAACGACGCCAGCTTCACGGCCGCCATCGCGCCCGGCACGTCCTCGGTCACCGCCGCCATCGCCGGCACGACCATGACCGTGAGCGCGCAGTCCGCGGGCTCGCTGTTCCCTGGTCAGGTCATCAGCGGCACGGGCGTCACCGTCGGCACGACGATCGTCGCGCAGCTGACCGGCACTGCCGGCGGCACCGGCACCTATCAGGTCTCGGTCAGCCAGACCGTGGCCTCGACCACGATCGCGGCCACGTCGAGCAATGGCCTGATGACCGTCTCGGCCCTGGCCAGCGGCGCGCTGGCTATCGGCCAGACGGTCCTCGGTTCGACCACCCTGGCGAACACCACGATCACGCAGTTCCTGACCGGCGTCGGCGGGACCGGCATCTACGTGGTCTCGCTGACTCAGACCGTGTCCTCGGCGGCCCTGACCTCGGGCGCCGCGGTCGTGACCTTCGATAGCGTGTCCAGCGCCTTCGTGATCACGGGCGGCACCCCTGGCGTCGGCGGCACGATCACCTTCGCCACCGGCACCAACAACCTCGCGACCAACCTGAAACTGGCCTCGACCTCGGGCGCCGTGTTGAGCCAGGGCGCCGCGCCGCAGACCCCGGTGGCCTTCATGGCCAACCTCGTGACGATCTCTCCGTCCTTCGCGACCTTCTCCACCCTGTGGGAGCCGGTCACGAGCGATGGTCTGGCCTTCGCCCAATGGACGAACAGCACTGGCAACAAGTACCTCTTCGTGGGCTGGGATACCGACCCCAACGCCCTCCTGGCTGGCCAGACCACCACCTTGGCGGCCGAGGTCCTGGCGGCGACGTACTCTGGAACGTTCCTGCTCTGGGAGCCGTCGAACCTCTACCAAGACGCCTTCGTCCTGGGCCTCTTCGCCTCGATCAACTTCACGGCGACGAACGGCCGGGTGAATCCGACCTACAAGAGCCAGTCCGGCATTACCCCTGGGGTCTTCAGCCAGACCAACGCCGCGCAGCTGCGCGCCAACGGCTACAACTTCTATGGCCAATGGGCGACCGCTACCCAGCAGTTCCAGGGTCTGAGCCCCGGCTCGATCACCGGCCCGTTCTTGTGGGCTGACGCCTACGTCAACCAGATCGTGCTGAACAGCGGCCTGCAGGGCGCCTGCATGTTCCTGCTCTTCAACACCAACTTCATCCCGTACAACGCCCAGGGCCGCGGCGAGATCAAGAACGCCTGCCTCGACCCCATCCTGCAGGCGGTCACCAACGGCACGATCCAGCCGGGCGTGAACCTCTCCCAGGTCCAGATCACCGAGCTGATCGCCGCCGCCGGCCTCGACATCAGCGGCGTGCTGTATGCGCAGGGTTGGTACTTTCAGGTCCTGCCGGCGTCGGCCACGGTGCGCGCCGCTCGCGGATCGCCGCCGATCAACTTCTGGTACACCGACGGCGGCAGCGTCCAGAACATCGCGCTCTTCAGTGAGGACGTGCAATAAATGTCCAGCTCGATCACTTCCGCCAATGCCGTCTTCCTGCTGAGCGTCACCGGACTTTTCAGCTCGCCTCAGCGGCTGCAGGGCTGGTCTGTCGACGAGGCCTTCAGTTCCGAGCAGGTGGAGAACAAAGAGGTCAAGCTGGGTGTTGACGCCCTGATGTCCGTGGGCTGGGTCCCGGTGCTGATCAAGGTGCCGCTCAGCTTCATGGCTGACAGTCCCTCGCTCGACATCTTCGATCTGTGGTTCAACACCGAGAACCAGAACCAAGAGACCTTGTACGCCAACGGCACCTTAGTCTCCGAGGCGCTCCAAAAGAGCTGGACCCTGAGCAATGGCGTGCTCTCGAAGTACACGCCAATCCCTGAGGCCAAGAAGACCTTCGACGCCCAGCGGATGGAGCTGACCTTCCAGAGCAGCGTCGCGGCGCCGCAGTAAATCCCATGGGGCGCAAGACCGTCGATCTAAAGATCGAGACCGAAGGGCGCGACAAGGGGAAGACCTTCCGCATCACCGAGATGAGCGCCATGCGCGCCGAGAAATGGGCGGCCAAGGCCCTTCTCGCCCTGATCTCATCCGGCCTCGAAATCCCCGACAACATCGCCCAGGGCGGCATGGCGGCGGTCGCCACCATGAGCCCGGCCATGCTGCAGGGATCGCTCGCCTTCGAAGCCGTCGAGCCGCTGCTCGACGAGATGATGACGTGCGTCCAGATCGTCGAGGACAAGGCCGTCCGCACACCGAGCGAGGACGACATCGACGAGGTCGCCACCCTGCTCTTCCTGAGAAGCGAGGTGTTAAGGCTACACACGGGTTTTTCGATGACCGGGCGAATCTCGGAATACCTCGCCCGCCGAGCGCAGCCGGGCTCGTCGAATACAGGAACGTCCCAGCTACAATAGGCGCTGTGGTCACCTCGGGCTACGCAACCCTGGCCGAGCTGGACACGATATACGGGGTCGAGGACGTCTATGATCTTCTCGAGATTTCCTCGATAAACGCGCACAACACCCGCGTGCTCGCGAAGAGGAAGTGACTCGTGGCCACGATTATCGACGCCCTCGTCACCACCCTCGGACTGGACTCGTCCGGCTACAAGAAGGGCGCAGCTGACGCCCTCAGCGCCCAGGCCCGCCTGAAGGCCGAGATCGGCGCCCTTGAGACCCAGATCGGTTCGATCAAGGCCAAGTCCTCGAAGGCGACCAAGGCCCAGGACGATCTTCAGATCAAGAGCCTGCGTGAGGTTCTGGACCAGAAGCGCAAGACCCTCAACGAGACCCGCTCCGACGAACAGGAGCAACTCAAGCGCCAGAAGGAACAGACCGGCCAGCTCAACAAGGTTCGGGACGCCGCCCTCGAAATCCTGGCGATCTTCACAGCCGGGGTCGGGATCAAGGAGTTCGTCACCGACCTGATCAGCGGCGATGCGGCCACGGCCCGCTTCGCCGCCAACCTTGGCGAGTCGGCGCAGACGGCGACCGCGCTCGGTGCGGTGATCAGGGGCCTGGGCGGCGACGCCAAGGAGGGTCTCAACGCCATCGCCAATCTGAAGGCGATCCAGTTCGCCGAGCGGGCCAAGGGCGACTACTCCAAGGCCCCAGTGCTCTCGCGGCTGGGCGTCTCGCCACAGGACCTGAACGACATCGACGGGGCGCTGATGAAGATCGCCGCCACCGCCAAGACCATGCCCAAGGATCAGTTCTTCCAGTTCGCCACGGAGGCCGGATTTTCCCAGGGGGCGATCAACGCCCTGGAGATGGGCGACGTCGAGCTGGCCAGGAACATCGAACTGGCCAAGCAGCGCGAGAAACTGACCGACGCCCAGATCGGCAGGGATCAGGCCCTCATCAAGACGCTCAACGATCTGGTCGATGCATTCAGAGGCGCCGGGCGCGAGCTGCTCGGCTTGATCCCTGACGGCGTCCTGCGCGCCATCGACAGTCTGACCAAGGACCACCTGCCGGTCCTGCTGGGGCTTCTGGGCGGTCTGGCGGTGGCGGCGGGTATAGCGGGCGTCGCGATCGTGGCGGCGCTGCTCCCGGTCGAGCTGCCGATCCTGGCCATCATCGTCGCCCTGTCGGCGCTCGGCGCCCTGATCGGCCTCATCGCCGAGGACTTCAGCAAGGGCAAGGATGGCTTCATCGACTGGTCCAAGATCACGCCGATCCTCGATCAGATCAAAGCCGCCATGGACGAGGTGGGAGCGGCGGCCAAGGAGGCCTACGACGCTGTGCCGCCCGAGGTCTGGCAGTTCCTGGGCGCCGTCCTGAAGGCGATTGGCGGCCTGATCACCAACGTCCTCGTGGCGGCTCTTCACAACCTCGCCGCCCTGCTCCACACAGTCGCCGATGTCATCCGCCTGATCGTCGATCTCCTCACCGGCAACTGGTCGAAGGCCTGGAAGGACGCCGGCAATATCGCGGGCGACATAATCAAGACCATCGTGCAGGGCTGGAGAGACGCCAGGGACGCCGTCCTCGACTTCTGGTATGCAGTGACCCACAAGGGCGCTCAACGGCCTGTAGCCCCCCTCCCAGGGCCCGCAACAGGCACTCCAGCGCCAACCGCTGCACCGGGCCAGAGCGCGACCGCGCGCAATTTCCGCACCCTGCAGGCCTTGGCCTACTTCAAGGCGCAGGGCTGGACCGAGGCGCAGGCGCGCGGAATTGTCGCGGGGATCAACGCCGAGTCCAAGCTGGACCCGACGGCCGTCAATCCAAAGTCCGGCGCGCTCGGGATCGGACAATGGCTCGGCCCGCGCAAAAGGGCGCTCCTGGCCCAGTACGGTCCCAACCCGACTTATGCGCAACAGCTGGCGTTCCTGAACTCGGAGCTGCAGGGTAACGCTCAGGGCGGCGGCGCGGTGCGGGCGGCCTCCACCGAACGAGAGGCGGCCACGGCCTACGTCACCAAGGTCATGCGGCCCAAGCCGGGCGCCGAGACGATCGGCGATCTGAACCGGGCCAATAACTTCCTCCTGGCGGCCGACAAGGCTGGAGCTGCGCCGGCTCTGGACCCTGGCCTCGCCACAGGCGCTGCGGGCGCTGCCGCCACCCAGCAGGTGGCCAACGACAACAGCCGCTCGAACTCGGTCGCGAACGACATCAAGATCGGCGAGATCAACGTCAATGGCGTCGACACCAATAAAACCGGCGAGGTGGCCGCCGGCATTGGACAGGCTGTCCGTGGCCAGACCTTCGTCGCCGCCGCTAACACAGGACTGGGCTGATGCCGAACCCGATCCTTCCGATCCCCGCCTTTCCAGACGTGCCCTTTGCCCTGGGTGTGCCGCCGGTTCTGCGCAACCTCTCGAACGACATCGACACCGTCAACGCCGTCATCGACCAGCTGACGGGCGATGCGCCAGGGCTCACCGACAACTCAACCTCGCCGCAATGGGGACTCTTCGACTCCCAGGGCCAGCAGGCGGTCTCGGCCGACTCCGTCGTAGCCTTCGAGTACCGCAAGGAATGGCGAGTCCCGAACTATCCCCAGGAGCAAGGCGCCTTCCAGTCCTACAACAAAGTCGAGCTGCCGGGCGAACCGCGGTTGATGTTCACGAAGGGCGGCGCGGTGTCCGATCGGACGCAGTTCCTGACGGACTGCGACACGGTGTGCGCCTCGACCGACCTCTTTCAGGTATTCACGCCAGAGGCGTCGTACGACAGCGTCAATCCGATCAGCTACAACATCATGCAGCGCAAGGCCGACAACGGCGCGACCTTGATCACCGTCGAGATGTTCCTCGAAGAGATCAGGGTCACGGCTACCCAGCAGTTTTCGTCCTCGCCGACCACGCCCGCCAATCCCACCCAGACCGCGCAGCCATCTGGTCAGGCGCCGACCAGCACGGGCGCGGTCCTGGCCCAGACTCCTACGCCCTCCCAGACCGCGGCAGCTTCAGGAGTCAGGTGATGCAGGTCATCCCCGTCAACCCCGTGCCCGATCAGAGCCTGACCACCACCCTGGGCGGTCAGACCGTGGCGCTGCATATCTACCAGACCAACAACTATGGGCTCTATATCGACGTCACCCTGGCCGGCGTGATCATCCTGGCCGGCGTGATCTGTCAGCAGGCCAATCGCATTATCCGGTCGGCCTACCTTGGCTTCGTCGGCGACCTCGTGTGGTACGACAACGAGAACGTCGCCAATCCGCTGGACCCCTACTACACGGGCCTGGGGAGCCGCTGGACGCTCAATTACCTGACCCCGGCCGATCTGGACGGCCTGCCATGAGTGATGCGCAGGGCCTCACCCAGCGCGTTTTGCGACTCACGTTTACCTTGGGCGGCTCAGGGACCTTTCAGGAGAGCGGCTCGAACACGCTAACGGTCGATGGCCTGCGCGCCACCGCCAAGATCACCCGCAACGGCGGCCTCGCGCCAAGCCATCTCTCCCTGCGCGTCTGGGGCATGACGCTCAGCACCATGAACCAGTGGACCCAGCTCGGGGCGCCCATCGCCTGGGTGACGAAGAATTACGTCACCGTGCAGGCGGGCGACGACGTCAACGGCATGACGACGGTCTTCACCGGCCAGAGCCTGGGGTCCTGGGTCGACGCCAACTCAGCGCCGGACGTGGCCCTCGCCGTCGAGGCCATGGAGGGCCAATATCTGGCAGTCGCTCCGTCGGCGCCGGTCTCCTATCAGGGACCGGTCAAGGTCACCCAGGTGCTGCAGGATATAGCCGCCAAGATGGGCTATACTCTGGAGCCCAACGGGGTCGATATTACCCTGACCAATCCGTACTACTCGGGATCGCTGGTCGATCAGGCTCAGCAGGTGGCCAGGGCCGCGAACATCAACTTGCAGCTTTTCGCCCCGACCTCGGTGATGGCCATCTGGCCTAAGTACGGGTCAAGGCAGAGCTCGGCCGACCCGCCGCTGATCTCGGCCGATGGCGGCATGGTCGGCTACCCCCAGCACACGCAGTTCGGCATCGACGTCAAAACGCTCTTCAACCCGAATATCAATGCCGGCGGCCTGATCAAGGTGAAGTCGATCTTGACCCCTGCCAGCGGCTCATGGGCGGTCTACGCCATGGCGCACGACCTATCCAGCGAGATGCCCGGCGGTCCCTGGTTCACCGAGGCTCAGTGCTATGTGCCGGGCCAGCCGACGCCAACCGGGTAGGCCATGGTCATGGTCGACAATCCAGCTCAGGGCTTTCAGGACCCGAACTCAACGGCCGGCGATCTCAACGCCCAGGCCTTCCTGATCAACCAGCTGATCGGCAAGATGGCGACGATCACCCTGGTGAAGGTCAAGGCCGTGCATCCGCCTGTGGGCCTCGCGGGGATCGGGACAGTCGACATCCAGCCCCTGGTCAACCAGATCGACGGCGGCGGCAACAACCCCACCGCTCACGGCGTGATCTACGGGGCGCCATACTTCCGGCTGCAGGGCGGCCTGAACGCGGTCGTGATCGATCCGGTGGAGGGCGACATCGGCCTTGCCGCCTTTGCCTCGCGGGACATCAGCAAGGTGGTGGCGACCAAGAAGGCGGCCAACCCTGGGTCCTTTCGGCGCTACGACTGGGCCGATGCGCTCTACATCGGCGGCTACCTCAACGCGATCCCCACCCAGTACATCATCTTCAAGCCGTCCGGCGCCGGGATCGAGGTCATTTCGCCCACCGAGATCACCCTGACCGCGCCGGTTGTGACCGTGAACGCCTCAACCAGCATGACCATCAATTCGCCCACCATCACCGACAACGGAAACGTAACGACCGAAGGCTACGTTACCGCGACCGGCGACATCACCGCAGGCGAAGGGACAGGTGACTCAGTGACCCTGCAGGGACACACTCACAGCGACGTCACCAGCGGAACGTCAGACACCGGCGCCCCGAACGCGGGGACCTGATGTGCAAACGCTGCTGCTCGATCGCACGACCTGGGACCTCACCCTGGACGCGAACGGCGATCTCGCCATAGCGAGCGATCCCTATTCGATCATTCAGGACGTGGCTTCGGCCTGCCGGGTGTTCCTCGGCGAAGTATGGTTCGACACCACCCAGGGCGTGACGTACTGGCAGAACATTCTCGCCCAGAACCCGCCGCTGGCCTACCTGAAGTCCCAACTGGTCAAGGCGGCGTTGACCGTGCCGCTGGTCGCCACGGCCGTGGTCTACATCTCCTCGACCAAGGGGCGCCGCATCCAAGGTCAGGTTCAGGTCACGACCACCACCGGCCTCAAGTTGACGGTCCCGCTTAATCGGCCGGCGGCGGCATGAGTACGTCCGTTCCCTCTCCGGTCTTCGGACCCAATGGCTTCAGTGCCCCTAGCGATCCGGCGATCCTGGCTGGCGTCATCGCTGACTGGAATGCGGCGCTCGGCGGCAACGTCAATCCCGCCCTCAACACGCCCCAGGGACAACTGGCCAGCTCCGAGACTGCCATCATCAGCGAGGGCTATGCGCTCTTCCTGCAGTACGTGAACTACGTCGATCCGGCCTTCTCGGCCGGGCGCATGCAGGATGCCATCGGCCGTATCTATTTTCTCGAACGCCTGCCGGCCCAGGCCACAGTGACCGACGTCAGCGGCGCGGTGTGCACGGGTGCGGTGGGGACCTTCATCAATACGGGCGCGCAGGCGGTCGACGCCAACGGCAACGTCTACATCTGCACGGCCGGCGCCGCGATCCCGTTCAGCGGCTCGATCGCTCTGCCCTTCGCCTGTACAGTCACCGGGCCCATTGTCCTGGGAGCCAACCAGCTCACCACGATCTACTCGACCATCCCTGGCTGGGACACGATCACCAACCCAGACCCTGGCATCACCGGCTCGAACGTCGAGACCGCGGCCGACTTCGAAGCGCGCCGGGCGGCGTCCGTGGCCGCCAACAGCCGGAACACCAACTACGCCGTTCTGGGCGCGGTGCTGGCCGTCACCGACGTGCTCGACGCCTACGTCATCGACAATCCGACCAACGCCCCGGTGACGATTGGCGGCGTGAGCGTCGATGCCAACACCCTCTACGTTTGCGCTGCCGGCGGCGACGAGCAGGCCGTGGCCAACGCGATCTGGACGAAGAAACCGCCGGGAATCCCGACCCAGGGCGGCGTTACCAAGACCGTGGTCGACAACAATTCCGGCTACGATCTGCCGTACCCGACCTATACGATCAATTACACCCTGCCGACCTCGCTCGCGATCTACTTCCTCGTGCAGCTGAAGAACCTCTCCGAGGTCCCGGCCAATGCTCTGCAGCTGATTCAGCAGGCGATCGGCAACGCCTTCACTGGCGCCGACAATGGCACGAGGGCCAGGATCGGCTCGACGCTCTTCGCCGGTCGCTACTATGCCGGCGTCGTCAATCTGGGCTCGTGGGCTCAGGTCCTGTCGATCACCATGGGCTCAGATCAAACCCTGGCGGCCTCGGTGACCGCGACGATCGCCGGCACGGTCATGACCGTCTCGGCCGTCGGCAGCGGCGCCCTGGCTGTCGGCCAGTTCCTCGAAGGCGTCGGGATCGCCAGCGGGACTTATATCGCCTCCCTGGGCAGTGGGACCGGCGGGACCGGCACATACAACCTGAGCCAGTCAAACACGGTCGGCAGCGGCGAGACGGTCTCGGCCATCGCACCCAGCCTCGATCAGATCACGGCGGACATCAACCAGATTCCGGTATATGTGCCGGCTAACGTGCAGCTAGTACTGGTATAAGGACCCTACAACATGGCAACGCAAGGCCCCTGGACTGCTTTCTACAAGGCGAAACTCAAGACCCTCAATGGAACGGTCAATCTGAGTTCGGACACCGTCCACATCGTGCTCTGCACCTCTTCGCAGGCCCTGACCGCGGCCTTCACCGGAACGAGCGGAAACGCTCAATACTCCGATCTGACCGCTGAACTCGCAACGGCGAACGGCTACACCAACGGCGGCCAAGCCCTCACCAGCGTCACCCTGACCCTGACGAGCGCGACCGTGACCTACAACTCGGCCAATGCCTCGTGGACGCTCACCGGCTCGATCACCTTCAAGTACGCAGTGATCGTCGACTGGACAACCTCGAACAAGGACCTCCTGTTCTACTGCGACATGGACACGGGCGGCGGCTCTGTCTCGCCCGCTGCGCTGCCCATGCAAATCCAGATGAACGGCATCGAAACTTGGACCTAAACCCACCTCCCCGGTGAAGGGGGCCGGTGAATGTCCAATCCGACCTATGTCCAGGGCGCCACCATATCCGCGCCCGGCTATACCGTAACTCTCGGCGCCACCCCCACGGTCGGCAACCTAATGGTTGCCATCATGGGGGTTGGCGCCGGCGTTCCGCCGCCCGTTAACACTGGCTGGACCCTTATCGGGCATGGCGGCCAGTACGCCAACAATCACTCAATCTCATATGCCTATCGGGTCGTTCAGTCCGGTGACACGACCTCGCAAACGCCCTTCACCGGGTCTGCCATCTGCGGCGGTTGCTGCTGTGTCTATGAGTTCTCAGGCGCCGATGCGACCAGCATTGCGTTCAGCGGCAATCATGGCAGCGGCGGCGCCGACAATGGCCTGATTTCTTACGTCACCACCAGCGCCAACAATATCGCCCTCTATGTAGCGAGCGAATTTACGTGTGGGAGTCACCATACGCAAACGCTCGGCGGTTCGACGTGGATAAACCAGACTAGCATGGGCTCGGGCTCGGGCTCGTTCACGGCCGGGACGAATGCTGCAGCGAGTTCGGGAACCACTATAACCGGCGATAGCGCGACCAGCATCAGCTACGCCTCGGCGATGGTCGTCCTGAGCCCGCCGACGGTCACGACCTACTCGCCAGCCTCTGGATCAATCGCCCTGGCGGGCGGCACGCCTACCCTCGATGCCGCCGCCTTTGCGCCTGCTTCCGGCAGCATCACCCTGGCGGGTGGCACGCCGCAGATGCTGACCGGCTTCGCCCCGGCGGCCGGCGCGATCGTCCTGAGCGGCGACACGCCTACCTTGGCGCAGGTATTCTCTCCTGCTGCCGCTGCGACCATCGTGCTTGCCGGCGGTACGCCGCAGATGATCACGGCCTTCGCGCCAGCGACCGGGCCGATCATCCTGCTAGGCGGCGCGCCTGTCCTCGATCAACTCTTCCAGCCGACGGCGGACGCAATCCTGCTGGTGGGCGGGACACCGAACCTCAACAACGAGTTCAACCCGGTGGCCGGGGCGACCGTCCTGCTTGGCGGGACACCGCAGCTTCAGTCGCCGACGTTCGCGCCGGCAGCTGGCGCCATCGTCATGGCTGGCGGCGTCCCCACCCTGTCGAGCGGGCCAAGGGCGGCCGGTGGCTTCCCCTACACCACGGTCATCAGCCAGTACATCAACAGCCCGGCCCTTGTCGCGCTGGTCGAGAACATGGACGCCTACTTCTCGCCAGATGCCGACTTCGAGGCCTTCTACAATCTGATCTGGAACATCGACACGGCGGTCGGCTACGGCCTCGACGTCTGGGGCAGGATCGTCAATATCGGCCGCCTGATCGTGGTCTCGTCAGGCGAGTACTTCGGCTTCAACCAGGGCGACTTTGACGGCTTCAGCCTCTCGGGGAGCGTTGTCCAAGGGCCGTTCTTCAGTGGCGAGCAGACCGCGCAGGGCTACCTGCTGACCGATGCGGCCTACAGACAGGTGATCCTGGCCAAGGCCCTCTTCAATATCTGCGATGGCTCGATCAAGGCCATCAACCAAGTGCTGATCAACCTCTTCTCAGGGCGCGGCGGCAATGCCTATGTGGCCGAAACGGGTCCGTTAGAGTTTGCGTATACCTTCGATTTTCTGCTGACCCCGGTGGAGTACGCAACCATCACACAGCTCAACATCCTGCCCCGTCCGTGCGGCGTAGCGGCCTCGATCGTGCAGCTCTGACATGATCGCGGCCGACATTCCCGTTAAGGTCTCGCTGCCGTTCGCGGCGGACGCCGGCGGCGGCTACTCCCGGCAGGTGCCGGTGCCATCGCAGCAACCTGCGCACCCCTACGACGCCAGCTTCGAGACAGGCTTTCCGCCCGAGACGTTCGTGCCGGTCGGCGCCGGGGGCGCCGGGCCCGATGGCCGCGACTTCAATGGCCTGTTGAACCAAGTCACGGCCTGGAACCAGTGGCAGGCGGCTGGTGGCCCGGTGAAGTACGATGCGGCCTTCCAGACCGCCATCGGCGGCTATCCGCAGGGCGCCTTCATCTCGGCCGCCGCGCTCGGTTTCTTCTGGTTGTGCCTCGTCGACAACAACATGACCAACCCCGATCTGGGCGGAGCTGGCTGGGCTCAGTACGGGAACATCGGCCCGGCGACGAGCGTCGGCGGCCTGCTCTACACGCTCGCGTCGGTGGCGCCGACCGACTATCTCCTGGCCGATAGCTCGGCGGTCCTCCAGGCCAGCTATCCGGCGCTCTATTCGGTCATCGGCAAGAAGTACACGACCTTCACCGTCACCGACCATCCGACCGGCGCAGGCTTCTTCTTCCTCGGGGCCGTATGCATCGTTGGATCGACGGCGCACGCCATCGGGGTCAACGCCGCCCGCACGTCGATCCAAGACTACTTCAGCACCGATCTGGTTTCATGGACGGCAGGCGCCGGCCACACGATTTCAGCCGCGGGCCAACTCGTCATCGCCGCAGTCTATGACGGCGCGAGTCTCGTGGCCTTCGATACCAAGGCTGGCGTCTATTCGGTCAACCCGTCGACCGGCGCCATCACGACGATCAGCCCTAGCGGCCTTGCGCTCACAGCCATCGCCTGCGCCGTCGCGCGAGGCTCGACGATCATCGTCGGCGGGAGCACGACCGGCGGCACGGTGCCAGCCATGGCGTACTCGACCGATCACGGCGCGACGTGGACCTCGATCACCCTGCCGGCCAACAGCGCCGCCAATGTCGCCTCGCTGGCGACCGATGGCACGAATGTCATCGCCGGCTACGACTCGACCTATAAAAATCACCTGATCTATTCGACCACCGGAATATCTGGATACACAGATATTGATCTGACCAGTCTCGCTATCGATGGCCCAGGTCTTCCCAACATCGTCCAGTACGTCAATGGCAATTTCTTCTATCTAATTGGTGAAGGATATAACCAAGCGATTTCGATTGGCGGTCCAAATGCGTGGCAAGCATGGAATTTGCCAATCGAAAGTGGTGCCGGAGCACTGCAATTCAATGGCGTCGTGTATACCAATGGTGTCTATTCCATGGTTCTTGACGGCAGCGGTGGCGTAGTCTGCTCGACGACAGACTTTGAGACCTACTGTACCTTCCCGGTTGACAACGAGTTCGGCGCGAATACGACCTTCACTATACCGACTTACTTCGCGGCGCTCGGCGTCTGGGTCGTGGTCTCAAACAAAACCAACGGCTCCGTGGCCTCGGTGGCCCCGAGCTGCAACCTGACGACCCAGTTCCAGCTTCCCAACGCCATTTTCACCGCCACGCCGTCGGTGTTAAACGGCACGCCTACCGGCGCCAAAGGGTACTACTCGCCCATGGGCGTGACGACGACCGCGCCGTACGGCAACACAGTCGAGTCCTGGCAACCCTTCATCTACATTCGGGTTCAGTGAGGAAATGAGGACAACCACCATCTGCCGGCTCGACGTTGACCATCTTTTCGTCGAGGCTCGGGAGCAGGACATCATGAGCCCGTGCCCGCCGGGCTGGGTCTTCGCCGATCCGCCGCAGCCACAGAAGGCCATGGTCGCAAAGTGGATTGCTGGCCAGTGGATGATGATGCCGGCCGATGAGGCCCAGGCTCACAGGACCGCGGCGGTGGCGGCGGCAATCCTCGCAGTGCTGCGCGCCCAGGCTCTTGCGGCGCTTCGCGCATCCGATGATTCGATCTGGCAGTTTATCGAACAGGGCAAGCCGGTGCCCACCAAGTGGCGTGCTTATCGATCAGCGTTGCGCAAGATCGCGACCGACGGAGAGGCGACTGTCCTGCCTGATGCGCCATGAAGTTCAAGCAATTGCCAGACAACCCTACCAACGCCGATCTCGGAGAGGCGCTGAAGGCGATCCACGAATGCATCGAGGAGGGCAAGGTTCAGGCGACTAAAAATCGCCGAACTCTTGTGAAAATGATTGCTGCCAATCGTACCGAGGCGATGGGGTGGGTCAGTGATCTGGAGACCCGCGTGAAACGCAATGAAGATGGCTTTGCCATTTGGCTCAAGCAGGATGAGCAGCGCGGGCAGCAGCTCACCACCCTGCTCCAGGCTCTGGGCGCCGACAAGGCGAAGCCCCACAAGCCGCTGATGGCCATGTCCCAGGTGAATGCGACATGGCGAATTGCCGGTGTCATGGCGGCGATCCTGCTGGCCGCGCCGGTCGCCTCGAAGATGGTCAACGCCGCATGGCTGGCCGTGACCGCGGTACTCTTGAAGTAGTCAGCGAATCTGCGCATGGTCCGCGCCGTCATCCCTTGGCGGGCGGGCTCCATGCCGAAACTTGATCCGCAGACCATCGTCGCCGTGGCCATCGTGTTCTGCCTGGGAACGATCGGCATGGCCCTGGTGATCGCGGTCACCCTGATCTTCCTGCACAACGCCACCACGGCTGACAAATTCACCATCGCCGCCGTCGGTGCGCTCGGCACGATCGTCGGCGCCTTGGCCACCGCCCTCAATGCTCCAACGGGCGTCCTCAGCATCATCTCCGCAGCCAAAGCGCCCCCACCGGCTGAGATCACGGGCGAGCCCCTGAAGGCCGCCGCATGACGGCGGCCAACTTTCCGGCTGAACTGGCCGACGAACTGGTCTTCGAAGGCGGCTTCGTCAACGATCCGCAGGACCCTGGCGGGATCACCGATTTTGGGATCACGCTCGCGACGCTCAGTCACTTCGAGGGCCGACAGGCGACGGTCACCGAGCTGACCGGCATGAGCGAGGCCACCAAGGCCACGATCTACCGCTCGATGTTCTGGAACCTCATCAACGGCGATCAGCTGCCGTCAGGCATCGACCTGATGGTCTTCGACATGGCCGTGAACGGTGGGCCAGGGCGCGCCGCCGCGATGCTGCAGCGCATCCTGCGCGTGCCCGATGACGGCGTCATCGGCCCTGGTACGATCCAGGCCGCCAGGGATTTCGCCAACCAAGCCTATCTGATCTCGGCCTATGCCGCCGCCCGCTTGCTCTACTACCGCTCGCTGCCGACATTCGCGCGGTTCGGCGCCGGCTGGATCGCGCGGGTCAACAAGGTCGAGGCCGAGGCCTTGGCCCTCCTGCTGTGATCCTCAAGCTAATCCAGTTCACCATCGGCCTGATCGGCGTGACCCTGCTTTTCTGGGCCGGGCTCTGGACGGGCTTCTGGTGGGACAGCCGCCCGACCCACTACCCGAAAATCCATGTACCGCTGCTCTTCGGCTGCTGCACATGGACGGCGCCCGAAAGCCTCAAGGCGCAGCTCGGCGGGATCATCGCCCAGGAACAGGCGGCGGCCAGACTCGCGAAGGCCGAGACAATGGCCGAGGAAGTGCTCACCGTCCAGGCCGAGGCCAGGGAGTTAGCCGCCCAGGCTCGAATCGTGTACGTCACTCGCACCCTCCAGAAGGAAGTCCCCGGTGTCATCACTCAGCAGATGGACAGGTCTTTTCCTGTCAGCACTGGCTTTGTGCGCCTGCACGACGCCGCCGCGACAGGCGTTGACGTGTCCCAGATTTCCGACCCCGCCGGCCGCCCTGATGACGCCGCCAGCGACCTTAAGTCCTCTGCGGTCATATCCACCATCATCGCCAACTACGGCGCCGCCCGCGGCAACGCCGAAGAGCTGACCGCCCTGCAGCAGTGGATCAGGGACACCACCGCCAACTTCAACCAAGGACCCCCATCATGACCATGACCGAAACAGTCGCCGCTGCGCCAGCACCCGCGCCAGTGGCTGTGGCCGCGGCCGTCCCCGCCCACCTCGACTTCCTGCAGCAGATCGAGGCCGACGGCGAGGCCGCAGTCGCCAAGGTCAAGGCTGGCCTGACATTCCTCGACAAGGAGGCCAAGATCGGCGTGGCCTGGGTGGAGAAAGAGGTCCCTGGATCGGCCGGCGCCATCGCTGCCTTCTTCACGGCCGCCGATACCGAGGCCGCCAGCCTAGCGGCCAAGGCCGCCAATGGCCTGGGCGACGAGATCAAGGCCGGCGGCGATGACATGGAAACCTTCATGGCCAACCTGATCCAGGCCCTCGGCCTCGGTACCGACGAGACCGGCAAACTGAAGGCCCTCGACGCCAGCGGGATTGCCCTGGTGGAGTCGATCGGCAAGAGCCTCGTCTCCACGAGTCTCGCCTCGATCATCGCCAAGCTGGCGCCTGTGGCCATCGCTGCGGTGATCTAAGGCTGATGCCTCCCCCCAACCCGCCGTCAGTGCAGTCAGAGCTGGCGGCAATCAGGGCCACCCTGACGTTCATTTTGAGGATTTTGCAACGCATGGACCCCGCACTTCAAACCAAGCTTGACGCCCTCTCTGCCGAGGTCGCCACCAACACCACCGTCGAGGGCTCGACCAAGACCCTCATCCAGGGCCTGTCCGCTCAACTCACCGCGGCTCTTGCTGCAGCCTCCAGCGCCGGCGCCACGCCGGACCAACTGGCCGAGCTGACGACCCTGCAGACCACCTTGGCCGCCAACGACGCCGATCTGGCGGCAGCGGTCGCGGCCAACACGCAGCCACCCGCGCCTGCGCCCGCCGATCCCCAACCCGCGGCCTAGTCGCCGATAGGGAAGGCTCGTGAAGCCCCTCGATCGTTCGTGGTCGGGGGGCTTTTTTACGGCGCCTTGCGCCGGTCGCGCTCGAACTCTCGGCGCCTGATCTCGTCCTCGACCTTGTCCGCCTGCGCTGCCAGCCGCCGCAGATCGGGGATGTCTCTCACGGCGCGCTCGATGGCGGCCAGTTTCTGGCCGTAGAGGATCGTCAGCCGGACGTCGGACAGCTTTCCCAGGTCCGGCAGCAGCGGGATCATTGGATGGCCCTTTCCCGGCCCCAGGATGGCCGTACAGCGCGTTTGCCGCTCCACCGTACCGCATCATACGTCACTTGACTTGTACTCCTCGCTCTGGCCTTATATGAGGCATGAAACAGATATGCCCCGAGTGCGGCCAGGACTTCAAGGCCGCGCACCACCTCACCCGCTTCTGCTGCCCAGAGCACCAAAAGCGTTTCCACAGCCGCAACGCCCAGCGCGGCCGTATCCTGCTGCCGATCGCCCAGGTCTCGCGTCAGGGCAAGCGGGGGTTCAACGAGGAGCGCCGCTATGCCCTCCAACAGTTCAACGCCCTGCTGGATCGCTGGAACAAGGATGACCGCGAGGCCGGGCGCCGCCCCGATCTGCTGGTAAAGCGCAAGCGCGACAGCCAATGGGCCTCAGTTGACCTGAAGTGAATTGCGGCCGGCGTCAGTGACTTGCCATTCGCGCCAGTAGATGCGGCGTTCTCCGCGAACCTGCTCGCTCTGCAGCATGGATTTGGCGAATCCGAGAGCCTCCAGGGCGTGGAGCGCACGTAGCGATATGCTGGCGGGCGCCTCACGCCATGGCCCCATGCTGATGGAATCGGACTCGCCCGTGTTGGCGCGGAGCCACCGAAGGGCGTCAGCCTGTCGCGCCGTCAGCATGGCCTACGCTCCCATTGCCGGCAAACGTACTCTACGCTCACCGGTAGATGCCACTGGGCGCAGGTGCGCGTCCGGTCGGCGTCCTGGGACCCGATTATCTGGGATGACCGTGAACGGGCCCGCATGGAGGCAATTGGCGCACGCAGCGTCAGGATGCTTGGCCCGCACCCTGCGCATGTCCTCGACGGGATCACTCATGGCTCATGACGGGATCGCCGCATTGCGCAGCTTGGCGATCTTGGCCAGCACCACATCGCGGACCTTGGCGGCGCGCGACCTGTTGGCCTCCTTCAGCTCCTTCCAGGCGGCGCTGTCGACCTCCCTGGTGAACCACTGCTGCAGTTCGTCGGCATCGGTGAACTGATCGGCTGCCCGCTCCAGCTCGTCGGCGTAGGGCTGACCACCTGCGCCGACCTCGGCCTCGTCAGTCCGTTCGGGCGCTAGGGGCTTGACCGTGAAGGGCTTCTTGTTGGCCCGCGTGACGGTCAGCGCCATGGTCACCGGCTGGTCGATGCCGCTCATGTGACTGATGCGGATACCACCGACTGCGGCGCCCCCGAAGAGCACCTTATCATCGCGGTACAGGGTCAGGCGCCGGCCCACATAGGCATTGCCGTCGGGACCCCAGACCATCACCAGAACCCGCCGCATGGACTTGCAGGGCTTGTAGGGCTTGCCATTGTCGCCCTCGTATCCCAGCGCCACCGGCTGGTCCGCCTCGGTGGTGAGTAGGACCTTGCTCACCTTGATGGTCTTATCGAGGCCGATCAGATCGTCAGCGTTCAGCTGATCGCTCTTCGGGATGATGGTTTTGCGCAGATCGATCATACGAAAATCTCCTGTGTGATGGTGCGCTCGGTCGGTGTCAGCCGAGCAGTGGGTGAGGCCAGGGTCTCGTCATAGGCGGCCAGCTTCAGGGCGAGCCGTTCCTCGAACTGGCGAGCGGCTTCGATGATGGCCTCCTGCACGGTCTCGTCTGGCCAGATGCGCAGGACGATCATCGGCAGGCCGCCGCAGTAGGATACGAAGTCGCACCATTTACGGCCGGTCACCAGCAGGCCGGTCTGAACCTGCAGCTTGAACTCCTCAGGCATCAGGCGGCTGGCGATGGTCTCGACCTGATACTTCTGCCGGCGAGACTTGCACTCGATTAAGCCCTCGTCGCCGACCAGGGCGTCGGGCGAGTAGCCCAAGGTGAAGCCCCACCGGTCATTGGTGACGAAGCCGGTATTGGTGAGCGGCTCGTAATGGGTGTTGTAGGCGATCTTGGCGTCGAGTTCCTCGGCCTTGCCGCGCAGCATGTCATCGCTGACGTACGAGGGCTCGACATAGCCCGTGATCCGCTGGGCGAGCAGTTCGTAGAGGTGAGACCGCTCCTTGTCGTTGCTGGCCACCTTAAGGGTAGGGGTGATGATGAACTTCATCTCCGAGGCGGTCAGCAGGCCGCAGCGGGCTGCGTGCCAGTCGTCGGAGCCTTGCTCCATCTCAGGATGGTACGTGATGGCCATGGCGGCCTCCTATCGCAGGATGACAACCAGAGCGGCCACGGCCGCCCCGGCTAGGATCAGCCAGATCGAGACCAGCCGCGCAACTGACTGCAGCCGCGGGCGCCGAGCCAATCTGGGCTCTTCGGAGTAGATCGAGCCGTGCCTGTCGGCCGTATGCCGGGCTGCTGCGCCACGGTGGTCAAAAGGATCGTGTATCACCGCCGGCCCGCGTTCAGATTGGCCCTGCGTTCGGCTAGGGCGCGCTCCAGAACCTCGGCCCGAGCGAGGCTGAACACGGTCGCCTCCAGCTTCAGGTCTTCGAGCAGATCGAGCGCGTCGAGGGTGGCGAGGCGCACGTAAGCGGCGCCATCCCAGGCCAGCAGCTGACCGCGAAAGGGCGAGTAGATGAAAGGGTTCATGGCGAGGCCGGGGGTCATAGCCATTCTCTCCGAAGTTTTGCGACATGCCGCCCGACGGCGACCACGGAAAGCCCGAGCGCCTGGGCGCACTCGCGGTTCGTGCAGCCAAGGTGGGAGGCGAAGTACGTCCGCACGGCCTCGCGGTTATCGTGGCCGATCTTGTAGCCGGGCGCGGTCATACCTGCGCCCACATGAAGAACCAGTCCTCGACGGCCGTTTGGATGGCCAAGGCCAACTCCTCAGGATTTGCACCGTTGAGAACCTCGGGACAGCCGTCCGGCAGAAAGTGCTTGGCCAGGACCAAGCACTCAGGATCGTATGTCTTCGTTCTGGTCATGCCCGCACCCTGACCGTGCCGGTCTTGGTGAGGGTCTCCTGATAAGCCAACGCCTCGGCCAGCTTCGCGGCCTTCACTTCCGGCGGCCATGCCTTGCGGACCCTATGGTCCGCCTGCGCAACCACGCCTGAGCAGCCGTAATGCGGGTGGGCGGTGTCGACGGTGATCATCTCGTGACCCACGAGACGCTCCCCGGTCTTCGGGTCGCATGTCCACGCCCGCACTTCCGGCTGACCAATCTCAGTGATGGCCGCGAAGTATCGGCGGGATAGGGTCTCGATCTGGATGCGATCGCCGACGACCAGATCGGCCAGCGGGACCTTGAGGCTATCGACGAAGATCGCCTGCGCCGCGGCGCCGCGTTTCGTCAGGCGCTCTCCGTGCCCACCGCAACCATAACAGGTGTCGCCGTCGATCTCGTTGTATGAGTAGCGACCGCAACCGCCGCAGCGGGCACAGGTTTCTTTCTCGAATGAAGTGGTCAGCGGCATCAGGTTGGCCCCTCCTCGGGCCGGAACCCGTTATGTACGCTCTTTGACGGACGACGCCAACCCGCTGATTGCCTGTTGACGCAAATTCCTTTCGGCCCCATCTTCATGCCATGAGCGCCATGAACGAAGAACAGGTCCGAGACCTGATCCGCGAAAGGGCCGACGGCAACGTAGCTGCCTGGGCGAAGAGCCATGGCTTCACGCCACAGTATGCCGGCGACGTCCTGAGCGGCCGGCGCAAACCCGGCAACAAAATCCTGACGGCCCTCGGGCTCGCCAAGGACATTGCCTACGTCCCAAAGGAGAAGCTGACATGAGAGCGGAAATCGAGGCCGTCGTCGCGACGCTGTTCGCGTTCGCACTGGGGCTCACCCTGGTGCATCACGCCCGCCACTGGCGGCTCCCTGCCCTGCAGGGCGAGCCGGCTCTGGTCGCGGTGTTCCTGATCGCGCTGGCTGTCCTAGCCATCATCGCCTACTTCGGCGCTGGCGGCTCCAGCCGCCGCCGTTACCGGTAACGGCCATGCGCGATAGCCGAGACGCATGGCAGAGGGCCGCCGACCAGTCGGTCGCCTTCAATGAGGGTGCGGGGCAGCTGGACGTTTGGCTTCGGCCTCACCCGCTTCGCGCCGCACTTCGAGACGCCTGGATGCGTGATGGTCAATTCAATCGCTCCTGGCAGATCATCGCCGCCGGCATAACGGGCCAGACCGTTCGCCACATGCTGGAGGCCAGCCTAGCCGATCTCTGGGCGGCATGACCGCAGTCTGGCCGCCTGAGCGCGTCGAGCAGCTCAAGGCGCTCCTCGATCAGGGGAAGACCTCGGGCGAGATTGGCATCATCATGGGCGTCGGCCGCGGTGGCATCTGCGGCAAGGTCGGGCGTCTCGGCCTCAAGTTCCAGAGCGGTGAGGTGAACGGCGAGCGAGCCGCCCGCGCGGCGCGCGTCAAAGTCAGTGCCTCTCGTGCTCGCCGGCTCCCGCCGCCGGCCGCAGCGCCACCGCCCGCCCCCCCGGTGGCGTGTGTCATCAATCCCGCCATGAAGACCTGGGCGACGATCGAAGTCGGGGAATGCAGGTATCCCTGCGGTGATGACGCCTATTGCGGGCGCCCGGCCCTCCATCGAAAGCCCTACTGCGCAGAGCATGACGCTCTTTGCCACCACACCACCGGCTCCCTGAAGGAACTGGAACGGAGCATCAGGAGGTATGCGTGAGCCGCTCGCAATCTGACACCCTGGCCTTTCGGCACCGCTCAGCGTTCAAGCTGCTGACGGCGGCCAACTCCAAGACCCCGAAGGGCGAGAAGTCCGGCTACTTCTCGGCGATCCTGTACCTCGCGCCCCATACGCTCGGCGGCGGGGCGACCCTTTGTCCGTACTCGACGCCGGCCTGCCGTGAGATGTGCCTTGCCGGCGCCGGCATGTCGGGCTTGCCGCGCCAGCTGCAGGCGAAGCTGAACCGGACCCACCTGTTCAACACCGACCGCGATCTCTTCATGGTCCGCCTGCGCGCCGATCTGGCCAAGCTGTGGCGGATCGCCCAGGTCGAGGGACTGCGCCCAGCCATCCGGCTCAACGGGACCAGTGACGTCCTCTGGGAGCGCGTGAGCCCTAGCCACGGCGACGTCAACTTGATGAAGGTCTACCCATGGCTGCAGTTCTACGACTACACCAAGGTCCCGCTGCACATGCGCCGCGCGGCGCCGAATTACCATCTGACCTTCAGCATCGATGGGCCCGACACGATCGGCGCCGGGCTCGACTACCTGCGCGCCGGGCACTCGGTGGCGGTGGTCGTGCCCGCCGAGACCAAGGATGCCTGGGCCGGCTACGACCTCCAGATCGGTGGTGATGTGTTCCAGCTGATCGACGGTGACGAGCACGATCTGCGTTTCCTCGACCCGCCGGGATCAATCATCCTGCTCAAGCCGAAGGGCCATGTGGTCACCTCGCTCCTGCGACCGGACTTCATCCGTGAACTGAGGGCGGCGGCGTGAGAAGTCTCAGAGTCAGTCGACAGATGCGCGCGAACCTCAGGCAAATTGCTGAGACCGTGCCCGACACCGACGGCTGGCACCACGCATTCTACAAATCCAGCGGCGACCCTTTGGTCGCGCGTGGCCTCGTCGACTACGGGGGCCATCGCGAGGTTTGGATTAAGACGTCGCGCCCGCACTACAAGCTGACACCGCTCGGACGTCAGGTCTTAGGCGACAATCGTCCGCTCAATGAAGACATCATCGTCTTAGTGGGGGAGACAAATGAGCATTGATCTCGACAAGGCTGCGATAGTGCTTTGGGGAGCCTACGAAGGTTTGAGCGTCGAGGCCGCGACCAAAAACTGGAACGACAACTGTGGCCTAGGCGACCATCCTGAGGATGAAAAGTCGCAATGGCGCAAGACCGCCCTCGCCGCCATCCGCGCCAGTGGGGTGGTGGAGGTGCTGGAGGAGATTGCCGCGCGAGGCATGAGCCGCGAGCAGTTTATGTTCCAGGGTCCGGCCTTCGCTTGTCGACAAGTGGAAGCATCCATCGCAGACGCCCGCGCTGCTCTCGCCCTGCTGAAGGACGCGCCATGATTTACGGTTCAGTATGCAGCGGCATCGAGGCCGCTTCCGTGGCCTGGGCGGGGCTCGGGTGGGAATGCGCCTTTGTCTCTGAAATCGACCCGTTCGCGCGGGCCGTCCTGCAACACCATTATTCGGACATCCCCCTGCATGGCGATTTCACGACCATCGAAGCCGGCGACTACCGGCCAATTGACCTTCTGGTCGGAGGCACTCCCTGCCAGTCCTTCAGCGTCGCCGGACTCCGAGGCGGAATGGCGGATGACCGTGGCAACCTGGCCCTCGAGTTTCTTAGGCTTGCTGATCGACTTCGGCCCCGTTGGCTGGTCTGGGAGAATGTCCCCGGCGTCCTGTCATCGAACGGAGGACGGGACTTTGGCGCCTTCCTCGGGGGCCTGGGCGAACTCGGGTATGGGTTCGCCTACCGAGTGCTGGACGCTCAGTTTTTCGGACTGGCTCAGCGACGCAAGCGTGTGTTTGTTGTCGGATATTTTGGAGACTGGCGACGTGCCGCAGCGGTTCTATTTGAGCGCCACAGCCTGCGCCGGGATACTGCGCCGCGCCGCGAAGCGGGGAAAGATGTTGCCCGCACCATTGCGGGCGGCGCTCGAAAGCGCGGCGGCTACAGCGCCGATGATGACATCCCAGCCACCGCCAGCACCCTCACCGCCAGCGACGGGCGCCGAAGTGGACGGCCCGACGGCGGCGACAGCCGGCACGACAGACTGATAGCTGGCACCCTTGAGGCCACCGCCGTCCGCGCCCACGGTGGCCCGCCTCAGGACTTTGAGAGCGAGACTTTCGTCGCTGTTTCCCACGCGCTGCGCGGCGAAGGCTACGACGGAAGCGAAGATGGTAGTGGCAGGGGAACGCCGCTCGTTCCGGTCGCCATATGCTTTTCGTCCAAGGACCACGGCGCCGACGTCGGCGACAACATCAGCCCGACCTTGCGCGCCGGCGAGTTCGACGGATCGCACGCCAATGGCGGTGTTCCGCCCGCAGTCGCCATCTCTAGGTGCGGCGGCCAGCCTGAGACACGCCCAAGGAGGGACGTGACCGGCACCCTCGCGAAGACGGCGCACCCGCCTGCGATCGCCGGCCAGACCGTGCGGCGCCTGACACCGCTCGAATGTTGCCGGCTTCAGGGCTTTCCGGACAACTACCTTTCCGTCGTGCCCTACCGCGGCAAGGCGCCCCCGGCGGACGGCCCGATGTACAAGGCGCTTGGCAATTCCTTCGCCGTGCCAGTCGTCCGCAAGATCGGCGAGCGCATCGCCCTGGTGGACGCGATGGAGGTCATGGCCGCGTTTGATAAAGCTATAGAGAGGGCTGGGTGATGAAGTGCCCCTATTGCAACGGCTCGGGCGAGATACAGAACCCGACGT